GAGCTGTCGATGCGGAGGCGTTCGGAGCCAGTAGTGGCGGACCCTGTATGAAATGCAATACCATTTAAACCAGAATGGCGAATAAGTTCTGACGTAGATGTACCGTACCAAATGCCGCCTAAATGAGTGCCCTCTTGCAAATACCGTGTGGCGTAAAAATTATGGCCCGTATTAACAGTTGAATTGAGGCCGATTCCGTATCTGCTCGCAGCCGATGCGTTTATGGTTAATGTTGATACAGAATCAGCGCTGCCTGCTCCAATAAGCACCTGAGCGCCAGAAGCTCCGGCGTGTAAGTTAACGTTAGGACTCTCCGTGCCAATGCCCACCCTTCCGCTCGCATCAACAAACAACCGCCCCTGCCCATCAGTCGAGATGGCTACTTGGTCCGCTCCAGGGGAATAGATGCCGTTGTCCGTAGAACCAACGCCAAGCGCCGGTGCTGCCGCTGTTCCGCTGGGTAAAATCAGCGCACCAGTCATGGTGTCGCCGGTGGTATTTACAAACTCACCTGCCTCACTTCGCCATGCACTACCATCCCAAATTTTGAAAACATAAGTGCCGCCACTATTATCTAACCATTGTTCCCCAATAGAATTACCAGCCGTGCCACCAGAAGCAGGACTTGCATTGGGAGCACTGCTTCCAACATGCACAGGGCCAACTTTCACTAAATCTCCATTACTGTTCTTGAAGAACATGCCAGGAGCACCACTTGCATAGTTAATGGCAACTTGACCATCAACCATTGAAGCGGGATTAGGACGCTTGTCCAGCGTCGAGGAGCGTAAATGCTGAAGAATGCCAGCCATGATAAAACGATGGGAAGTGATTAAAAGTTGAAAACGTCAACTTGTCTTTACAAATTATAAACAATAAACGACAAACTAGAAGCTTCCCTCGTCAATTGTCGCTGAAATTGTTCCAGCAGAGAAGTCTCCACTTCCATCGCGAGCAACAATTGCACTCGCCGTATTGGCACTAGTGGCTGTAGTCGCACTGTTGTCAATCTTCCCCGCAGTTGAAATCGTGTTCAACTTAGTGTCTGCAATGGATCCAGCAAGCATTGTGTTGGTAACAGTGCCACTATCACCAGTCGTTACGACTGTACCTGTTATGTCAGGCAGCGTCACGACTCGATCCGCAGTTGCATTTGCTGACGCTAACGTGATCTCATAATCGTCATCACTTGCTCCTTCAAAGGCAAGTACCCCAGTTGTACCAAATGTAACCGTGCCGGTAACAACGCCTCCTGCCTTAGGCAGTGCAGCATTTGCAAGATCATAAGCAGTCTTAACAGCAGTTGCAGTAGCCGCTAAAGTTGAACTTGTCGTTGACGTTGAATCCGTCAATTGAACGACGCCACTTCCTGCAGTAGTAGCTCCACTGATCGTAATGTTTGGTGTTGTAGTGCCACTTGTAACGCTCATTGGAGCGCCAACAGTAACGCTAAGCACAGTGCCACTAGAAGGAGTGGTCCATGTCAAACCCGTGTCTTCAGTGGAATCTGCAGTTAAAACTTGCCCGTCTGAGCCAACGCTCACTAAACCGAGATCTGTTGTACCAGAAGCAGCAATTAAGTCGCCTTTTGTGTACGATGACTGACCAGTGCCACCATAAGATTCATCCAGAACGCCACTAGCAATGTTATTTGCATTGCGACATTCTGTGCTAACTTCTTCAATCGCTGCCTGTACATTTGCACTGGAAACATTGGCCGCAGGCGTGAATCCAATTTGACTAGCAGTTTGTGAGGTGTAAGTGGAGCTAACATCAATTTCCACCCATGCCGTACCATTGCAAAGCAACAAGTCGGGCGGATTAAGTTCAGTCTCTGGCGCAGGAGATGTGCCAGTACCGCCACTTTCTACAACAACGTAATAGCGATTGAACGTAGCAGAAGGTGAAGGCAATGGCTGGCCAATTGTCAGACCGGCAGCACTTCCCTCAGCAGACACTGTTGCGACAGTATTGCCACTTGCGTTATAAGTGCCAGCGAAAACAATTTCACCAATACTGACACCAACAGGATTCCAAACATTACCATCCCAAAGGAACAAATCTTTTTCCAATGGATTAAAGAAGAATTGTCCCGTAAATTGAGCTGAAGGTGTTGTTTCGCCAAATTTTGTAACAGAATAATCTGCAAGTTTTTCTCCATTGATTGAATTGTCTGCAATGAAGCCACTACCAAAAGTGCCAGTAGTAATTTTGGATGCGCTTAAAACAGGAATGTCTGCAGCAACTAATGCAGTCGCGCCAGAAGAAACATGCCCTTGTCCATCGACCACCACTTTATAAAATGTTCCACTTGCAATGGAATTACTATGATCAATTTGATCGCCATTCATCACAAGTCCAGCGCCAGGTCGCATTACGCCTGTAGTGCCTGAAGTTGCAGTGGGAAGATCCGCTCCAATTAATGCCCTGAAAGTTGGCGCAGCGTCTGATCCACTGGCTGGGCCGACAAATACTGCATTTGCAGATTGAACATTAAGCGATGGAGAAATAATTGCGGAAAAACTATCAGGATAAGTAGTGGAGAAACTGTAAACACTATCGCCGGAAACGGTTACAGTATTTAACGCAGCTTGTCTTAACCATGAACTACCATCCCATGTGTATTCATATGAAGTGCTAGTGTTAAGCCATTGCTGACCAATGTAAGTTCCACTTCCTGCTGGGGTGGAATTTGTCACAATAACAGTGCTTTGTCCAGCAAGTTTCAATGCTGTCACGCCACTGTCCACAATCTTTGAAGTAGTCACTGCTCCTGCATTGATTTTTGCAGTAGTAACTGCATTGTTGGCAATTGTTGCAGCAAAGGTTCCAGTGCCAGTTCCAGTAACGTCACCAGTAAGAGTAATGGTTTGATCACCAGTATTGTTGCCAGTAGAAGTGCCCGAAAATGTACCATTTTGCGTGGCAAGCGTTCCAAGGCCAAGTGTTTCTCTGATGTCTTCAACGCTTACATCATCAAGGATTGATCTAGCTGCAGCAGTACATGCAATTTCCTCAAGAACACCTCCACTTGCAGTAGCACGACCAAGGATGATATTTGATTGAGTTGCGGGAGTGATTTTTGCTAAAGTAACGGCACCACTTGCAATCTTGACAGTCGTTACACCACTATCAGCAATTTTTGCAGTTGTAACAGCACTGTCATTGATTTTCGTGGTAGTGATATTGCTATCAACGATTTTTGCTGTTGTGATTCCGCTGTTTACAATTTTTGCTGTTGTAATGGCACTATCAGCGATGTCAGCAGTTGCGATTGACCCTGCGTCATAATCGCCTGATGTGACAGTATTTTGAATCGCAAGACTGCCAAGACCTAACGTAGCGCGTTGTGCTGTTGCACTAGCGTCATCGATTAAAGCACGACCAGCAGCGGTGATTGTTGATGTGGCATAAGTGTCAGAGCCGGTAGTGTAAATAATTTGCCCTGATGCAGTTGTGAGACCAGCAATTGACTGCAGTCCAGCATCATATGCTTGAACATCGGAATCAATGGAAAGTCCTAAATTGGTTCTTGCTCCTGAAGCTGTAGAAGCACCAGTACCTCCATCTGCAATCGCAAGATCCGTAATACCTGAAATCACTCCTCCATTGATCGTTACACTGCTACTAGCGAAGGTGACGCCAGAAACGCTGCCGCCAGTAATGTTTACGCCGCTTGCGGATTGAGTCGCAATATCGCCGAGTCCTAAAGTAGAACGTACTCCACTTGCAGTAGATCCAGAGACAATGGAGCGGCCAAATGATGTGAAAGGCGCGGAAGAGACGATTCCAGAAGCGGAGGCGTAGATTAAGGTGTCGGCAGTAGTGAATTGGTCACTAACGCCAGATAAAATTGCGCTATAAGCTTGAACGTCAGACCCAATAGTTAATCCAAGGTTATCTCTAGCGTCTGATGCGTTTGACGCTCCCGTTCCTCCGTCCGCAATAGCTAAATCAGTGATGCCAGTAATCACTCCTCCATTGATCGTTGCGTAGGAAAGAGTGCCACTGCTTAAAATGGCAGTGCCACCAGTAATCGCAACGCTAGATGCGTCTTGAGTTGCAATGGATCCAAGTCCTAGTGTGGTGCGCTGAGCAGAAGCATTTGCATCATCCAACAATGCTCTACCAGCAGACGTGAGCGTAATTGCCTCCAAATCTCCACTGCCTGCAGTCGCACGTCCAACAAGCACGTCAGACGATACCTGTTGCATTTTCCCGAAGGTGACAGCGTTATCTGCAATGTCTTCAGTATCAACAACACCAGAAGCAAATGATCCAGAAAGGATCGTGCTACCAGAAATAACTGAACCGTCAATACTTCCAGACGCTAAATTTAACTTCTCTGCGCTAATCGTACTGTTGGCAATTTTTGCATTAACAACGGCAGAATCTGCAATATTAATAGTGTCAACAGCATCGCTCGCTAACTTAACCTGCGTAACACCACTATCTACTAACTGAGCAGTGTTGACACTGCCGGACGCCATTTTAGCTTGAGTGACATTTGCATCTGCAATTTTGCTTGTAATTACTGCATCGTCAGCAATCTTTACAGAAGTGACGCCGCTGTCTGCAATCTTTGCCGTAGTAACCTGACCGTCTCCAATATCCGAAGCAACAATTGCGCCTGCATCGAAATCACCAGAAGCAATCGTGTTTCGCGTTGCAATTGTGCCAAGGCCAAGCGTAGTGCGCTGCGCGGAGGCATTTGCGTCGTCAAGAAGCGCCCTGCCCGCTGCCGTTAAGGCAATTGTCTCTAGGTCTCCACTGCCTGCAGTTGAGCGACCGACAAGCACGTCCGTCGCAACTTCTTGGAGCTTTGAAAACGTAACAGTATTGTCCGCAATATCAGAATCAACAATCACACCAGAAGCAAAAACTCCCGATGGAATAGACGATCCAGAAATAACCGCACCATCGATACTTCCACTGGCAAGGTTTAACTTGCTTGCTTCAATGGTGCTATTGGCAATCTTTGCATTAGTTATTGCCAATGCAGCGATGTTAATAGTATCAACAGCGCCAGATGCAAGCTTGGGCTGCGTAACGCCACTATCAACTAAATTAACTGTATCAACACTGCCAGAGGCTAGTTTTGATTGAGTGATACCACTGTCAACTAACTGAGACGTGCCAACACTGTTGGATGCCATTTTGGCAAGTGTTACATTCGCATCAGTAATGTTTACAGTCGCAACTGCATCACTAGCAAGCTTTGATTGCGTGATCCCGCTATCGACAATGTTTACAGTTGCAACCGCATCAGTAGCAAGTTTTGACTGCGTAACGCCACTATCTGCAATATTTACAGTTGCAACTGCATCAGCAGCAAGTTTTGACTGAGTGACGCCACTGTCAGCAATGTTAACTGTTGCAACAGCATTGCTTGCAAGTTTTGACTGAGTGATGCCAGAATCAACGACTTGAGTAGTAGAAACACTATTTGCAGCCATTTTGGCAAGCGTCACACTGCCACTAGCCAAAGCAGTTGTATCAACAGCTCCAGTATCAATTTTTGCGCTGGTTACACTATCATTCGCTAATTCAGTTGTATCAACTGCTCCGGCTGCAATCTTCGCGTTGGTTACGCTATCGTTTTCTAGCAATGAAGTGTTGATTGTGTCGCCAGTCGCAACAGCGCCAAGGCCCAACGTTGATCGAGCAGCAGAAGCGTCTGCATCATCAAGAATCGTTCTTGCAAATGACGTACAAACAATTTCCTCAACATCACCTGCGCCAGAGCTACTACGACCAAGAAGTCGATCCGTTGCACTTACGTTTTGAATCTTGGCATAAGTAACAGCATCATTTGCAAAGGCACTTGTGCCAAGCTTTGCCGTACTCCCTTGATTAATCTTTGAAATATCTAATGTTGATGCATCTGCTAAATTAAATCCAGCCTGGATTAGGCTTTTTACTTGAATCTTTTTTGTTTGACTTGCGCTAACATCCGCAATAGGCAGTACATCATTAGATGCAGTTCCAACTTGAGTGAGTTCTACAAGCTCTGTGATTCTTTGGTCAGCCATGGAATAAAACGCAAGCCTTGGTTTAGTCTAATGTCTTTCTATATTAGCTATTATCAGTCCGTAACTTCCTTAAGCAAGTAGTCTAAAGTGGATTCCAGATAAATTGCATCAGAATCTTCTTTTAAGATAAACTCTGGCGGTAATCCAACCCTTAACTTGATTTCTCCATTGGTAACAAAATCAATGGAGCAAGAAATAAGTGAATCGGCACTTACTGTAACCCCAGTTCTTGTAATAACAGCCTCGACTTCATAGAAAACTTCTTGCTGAAAGCCACTAAGAAGCTCATTAGAGGCAATCGCAAAGACTGCCTTAAAAGCACTTCCAATACTGATCCTGTTGATAACTTGCAGTAAAAATAGCGGAGTCTCTTCAATGTCTACATTTTCGTAACTAAAAAGACACTCGACGCTTCCGCCACCGCTAAGCAATCCAGATGAGTATTGCTGCTGGAAATTATCCGACAAGCTTGTAACGTCTAAGGCGTTTCTGTCCGTATTCAATTCGTAAGATGTTACAGAGGCTAAAGTGTTGAATTTTGTGTCGCTAACTGTTACGTTAATTGCAATTGGTTCTCCGAAAAATTGAGATAATGAATACTCAGCGCTTCTTTCATTATTAATGGCATCAGAGAACGATGGATAAAGCCTGATTCCTCCGACTGCATTGACATTGACATAAGCTCTGGCCGTTTGCTGTATTGCGTAATCGCTTAATCTAAATTCATCGTAGCCATCTGGCGGCAAAGCACTTGTCGTGCTAATTTCATCATCGTCATAATCCGGGATGCTTACAGAAGATCCAGAAGCCCACACGACAGGATCATACCCATCGACATCTTGACCCGGAATGGACCAAAAAGTTGCAGGCAGAAATAATAATCCCCTTTCGTCTTCAGTTGAAAAATCAATAAAATCGCCAGTAATTAAATCATCATCTGCTCCTTCAAAGCTAAATCTATTTAATGTAGTGTTAACATCATCCGCATGAACCAAGCCATCAACGCTGTTTTCAGACTTTCGTTGTAATCTTACAACACCAGTATGTCCAACAAAAAACGTCATCCTGCTTTAGGTTTCATTTGTTTATGCTATTAGTCAGTTTATTTGAGCGATCAACTCATTACTACGGAAGTGAGGGGACCGTCAATCGTGAAATCAAACGACACAGTAGTCACTTCATCAGTGGAAGCAGAAATACTTGCGCTGCTAATAAAAGCATCTGCCGAAAACGAATCACCCGTTCCAGCCTGAAACACTAAAGACACCTTATCACTGTCCGTAATTTCGTCTGTTTTTGCAATATTTGCAAGCAAATTTGTTGCATTTGTAGTGCCTGCTGTATAGTACGAAGCCGTAGCACTTCCAGTAGCACTAAACAATCCAGCCGTGTAAGTGGTTGCGGTGTCGCCAAGTGAAGTGGTTTCGATGGTATTCAGATTAGTATTTAGAGTCCAGTCTCTAATCTTGACGATTTCACTTGCTCCTAGCTTCAAAGAGCCATTGCGTCCAGTCAAAAAAGCCATGTTGAGTTAGCGTTTTAATTTATTGTAACAATATTCTAAATGATTTCAAGCCTAGCGAAGTAAGATTAAACTGTATATCCGGCTGGGGGATCAATATCGAATAAATTAGGGTCAAAGTTGGCAATCTTTGAGAGAAGTTGACTACCAGAAATGTCACATTGATGTTCTATTGCGTTAATGGTCACCTCACCTTCTTCCTCCATTGAAACCGATACCACGCGAAATACTCTTCCTCTCGCATTGGCCGTTCCAAGGACAAAAATGCTTCCCTTGTACGAGCTTGAAAGAATAGATGCCGACACGCTAGATAACGTAACCGGATCGCCTCCTGGCTTCCACACAAAAGCAGTGCCGCTAATTGTGCCTTCATTAGAATAAGGTAAAATAATCGTACCGTCATCAGTCACTGACCCTGTTCTAATATCTTCATATTGATTATCCTCCAAGTGGACAATAATATAGCTGCCTGGCTGAACAGGAGCCTCAGTCGGAAATGTTTGAAATTCAACTGCACGAGTAGAGAATTGTCGCTGGTTGATTAATAACATTGCATAATTAATTGCCTGCGATTTGGAAGTGACAAAACTAGATAAATCAAAAGTGCTTTTACTGGCAAACGCCTCATTGATTCCTTTTTTGGAAACTGTTACGCTTGTTGACCGAGCAAATGCATCGTTAGTTGACTGGTCTCGATAAACAATTGTTGCAATTAAATCTTGAGTTGAATCCCCATAATCAAAGAACTGCTCCTTGTAAGTTCCTTCAAGGATATTGCCTTGATTAAAGATTGCCGATGGAGTAATATTACGAGACACCTGTCCGCTGCTATTATAAGGCACTGCCGGAATCAAGGTCTCCTTTCCACCAATTTTCGCCAATTCCAGCAACGAATAAGGTGCAACTTCTGCCCAAAATTGCCTCCACGCTCTAGGGTCAGCAATCACCCCGTCCATGTAATAGCCGTTTGCTATACAAAATTGTCTGCAAGTGTATAAAGACGTTACGTCAATTGCCTCTTCAACGGTATAGCGTCCAACACCATTAATATCATCAAGCAAAGTGTCAAGGAAAATGTCTGGAGCATATGAAGATGGGTTTAGTGGCAAACTACTGATAGGCAGGCCGGGGTTTGTGATCTGTCTGACTACCTTACCTCTCGTAACGAATACGCTTAGGTTTTTTAAACTTGTTAAAAACTGACTACTATAAGCATTTAAGCCAACGAGACACAGTCCCTGATAAAGCTCAGGGTAAGCAGCCGCGTAGTTTACAACTTGCTGCTCAGATACTGCTGTAATTGAAATTTCTGGTCCATTGTCAAAGGAAGTTCTAATATTAGTGTCAGAGCGAACTGAATATAAAGTCCATTCTTGTAACAAAGGAGGTGCTGTGTTTTGAATGTTATTAAAACTGCGAATTGATCCCTGAAAGAAGAAAATATTATCAATAGTATTAATGCTTCCACCATGAGACAGCAAAGCAACCGTGCTACTGCCTCCAAGTTTAATATTTTCAGCCACCAAATCAACAACAGGCTCAAATTCAAACTCCATATAATTAGATTCGCCGTTAGGAGTTAAAAATGTCAATGGAATAAAATAATCATTATCCGCAGCTCTTCGTATGCAGAAAATAATTGCTGGCTTTGTCCATAAAACATCTCCTCGTTTTCTGTATCGAATGGTGAAAAATGCCGCCCTATTTTTGTAACCATTATCAGCAAAAGAAAAATTACTTACATTCGTCTCTCCATACGTCGGCTGCCTACCGGATACAAACATGAAAACACGCGCCTTGATTGCAAAATGCACAATTCGCACTTGCGAAACTGTTTCGTAAGAAGCGATAAAAATTCTATTAATGCTTTTATATCCGCTCCTAGCATCTTCACTATTAGTACTGCCATATGGAACACTGCATAACGGTCCTGATTCAATGCATTGAAACACAACACTACCATTCCCAGGGCCATTGAGATCAGGCTGTCCTGAGGTTAAACTTGTTAGCTGAAACCTTGCTGCTCCAAGCTTGTAAATACCACCAAGTTCTAATGATTGAAACAACGTAGATCTAATCTGTTGTGCTTCTCTGTTTTCAGGAGTGCCTCCTCCGTCAAAATCAACTCTGACAAATTCAAGCGTAAAAGAACTTCCTTCGGGGAAATCTTCGGTCGAGCCAGCCGCATCAGGCCATTGACTAGGACGATCTGGAATTCTGATCCCAAGGTTAATCGTTTCTTCTTCCCCTGATTCAGTTCTATTTGTATAATTTACATTAATTGGCACTGGATTAATTAATCCAAGAGAAGCTGCAGATGCAGGAGAATATGACTGACTAAATCCTTCATACCTAACCGTACTATCGAGATTAATTACAGGCGCAAACATTTCTTGAGTTGCAACGCCTGATGTAAAGAATGGATCACTCGTATCTCCTCTCACCAAATCATCTTGACGAATCGCATTATCTCCTGGAAGCACATTACTGAAATACAGCCATGCCGAGGATCCGACAAATTGACGAATCAAAGTTTGACCAAAAGCTGTTTTGTCAGGATCAATACTTGAAATTATTCCTGCTCCAACTACGCCCATTAACTGTGCATATTGATTTCCTCCATTGCTATACACTGCAGAATAAAGAAGTGACGTATTGACCCTGACGCCTCCATAGGGATTATCCGTACTGGTATAAACTAAATTAATGGGATCTCCAAACCGAGCAAGTTCTTGCGCTGATTCAAATCCATACCTGGGGCTAAATCTTTGATCCCTAGTTGTTGGAGCATTTTCTGCCTCAATTGTTGGAACATCGACATTTGGTCTTGGAGCAAGTAATGCTGCTCCAACTTGAAACAATACGCCAACAACAGTAAGAACAAGAGCCGTCACTCCAAAGTCGTTGCGAATATCAAAAACAGTTCCTTGTTTTGGGTCACTATATTCCGCCTGCAGTCTTCTGAATTCAAAATAATCTGCCTCCGAGATGTTCAGAGTTTCAATTAACGCTTTTTCGTAAGGCAGAAGAGGGCGCATTTAATTATCGCAGTTCATTCTAAATATTTTAATCGGTTTCAGTCGTGGTGTCCAGAATGAAGACCCTTGCTGACGTATTGTTAAATAACCATTTGAAATTACAGTGCCAAGTCCCAATTGTTTATCATTCATTGAAACCAACGCAACATCACCGTCCTTGGACTCTGTAACCTCAAGCGCAATATCAGACAGTTGTCTTAAAATTGCCTTTACTGTTGATCGACATTGCTCTCGCTCATAAGCCCATTGAAAGTCCGCTTCATAGTCATGCAGTTTTAATTCTCTTCTTGCTTCACAAACAAGCGCAAAACAATCAGTTTCATTATTCCCATCACCTGGCTTTGCGCCAAATTTATAGCGAAGCCCCAGTAATTTACTCCACATCACTTGAAGTTAATCCTTGAGTTTGTAGGAAGTTGGCCTGAGTTGCGACGAGTGAATGTACCAGCAGGAAACACTCCATTTACGCCGTCCATAGCACTTTTAAACCGAAGTTCAATCGTGGTTTCGGAGTAACTAGCGCCAACGCCAATGTAATAACTTGTGTATTCCGACATCGTTAAATAATTAGCAGACGATGGAGAGGGAGATGTCGAGTTTGTTTCTACCCATCGTGTTTTAAGGGTAAGATTTGAAAGCTTGTTGCCATTGCCTGATTCAACTAAACTTAAAGCGAAACTAGAAAATGGAAATAATAACGCAAGCGTTTCGTTCTCTCCATTCAGTTGAGATGTGGCCCCTTGTACTGAAAAAGATGCAAAACGATGACCTTCATACGTTTCTCCTTGAAAGAAATTTTGAAACGCAAAACCCTGTGTTGGTCCAATAAATCCAGGCTGTGAATACGCCTGAATATTAGCCATGTTGACAATATTAATCATTGTTACGTAGAGTAATTAAGCTCACCAATAAGCTTAACAGTTACCGTGCTAAGGCTTCTTTCGTTTGCTTCAATGTTTGGAGGTTCCACATAAAACCATCTAATATAAGTTAAATTTAACTTGGAAGACAGGCTAGATGACATTCCTGCGAAGGTTCCAAGCCCAGCCAGGGGAGAGAGGGATGGATTAAATTGAAGTTGAAAGCGGTTCTGCTGATTATTTGCATTATGGTAATGATCCCAAATAAGAATCACATTTGTTTCTGTTATGTTTTCAAACACTAAGTCAAGAAGATAGTTGCCCATTAAATTACCAAAATTCCTCCTGACAACAACACCATTTAACGCTCTATATTCTTTCCGCGCAGGTTCTGCCATGCGAAGCGTCCTGCGAGTTGGGGCAATGGATGGAAAATCAGACATGATTAATTAGCGAAGGCCAATTTGACGACGAGTTGCTGGAGAATTTTGAAGCTTGTTTAATGCTAATTGACTGCCGCGACTAGCGCCATCTTTCGCTGCATCGCGTCTTGTTTGAGCCATTGCAAGCTCCAATTGATCGCGACTGACGTATTCCACGCCACCAATATTTGTGGTTTCAAAGCTCATATTAAGCACAGAAGGAGACGGCATACCAGGAGCGCCTTTACCCATCACATCACGCGCTGAACGGCCTCCAAATTGCACTGGAATGCTTCTTCCGTCAGGCAGGGGTACAACTGCTTCGTTGTACCTTCCTTCGCCTACAAGGCCAAGTGTAGGGCCTTTGACGACGCCGCCATTTGCGAAAGCCTGAAATCCTCCTTTCAATACATTGCCATTGGCGCTACCAATAACGGGGAAGGCTTGAGGGCTGAGATTGCCGAAGCCAGTCGTATTGAAGCTAGACACATCACCGCCACTTACAGGCAGGCCGCCGCCTCCGCCACCGCCACCGCCACCAAAGCTTGGTCCTCCTAACGCTTTAAGGATTGCCTGGAGAGTAATCATTGCAACTTGCTTCGCAATAATTTCTGCAGCCATTGCAACAAAGCTTTCTCCAATGGATTGAAGCATATCAGATAATGCTTCTTGCATGCCTTTAGAACCATTCACCACATCTTGGAACGCTTGACCAAATGCGCTTCCAATTGTTTGAGCAACATTTTGATAAATGGCCTTAATCTCTTCAGCTTTAATTGCAAGTTCTTCTAATTGAGCTAATTGCTCTACTTGCTCAGGAGCAAACCCTTCCTGGCGTAATCTTTCGCGAATTTCTTGCCCTGGCGTAATTGCGCCTGCCATTGCAAGGCGACCCTGTAAACCTGCTTGAGTTTCTTCAAACTTCTTGCGCTGTTTTTCTAATTCATTTGATCTTTCTAGCGACTCGTTCCTTGCATCATACGCTGCAGCCGCTCTACGAATAAAATCAATGGTTGGCTGCATTTGAGCGATATAGTCTGCCCCTAAATCATTAGCTTGTTGTTGAACTAAATTATTAAATACTTGCACTGCGGTAAGCTCTTTCTTGCCACTCTTAAGCAGTTGCTCTTTTTTCCTTAAGTCTTCTGTTCGTTGTGCTAAATCTTCTCCAAATGCAATCAATGGAGCGCCCATTGTTGTAGTAAATTCTGCATAAGCAAGTTTTTTGCGATCTTCAAGGTTTCGCTTTGCGTCTTGAACTGCCTTGGCTCTTGTGCCAGTCGTAACTTTATTTGCTTTTTCTAGATCTCTGTTGTACTGATCTATGGCAACGAGTTCATCGTATTTGACTTTCTCTTTGGCCATTAAGATTTCTTTTTGTCGCTTCGTGAGACTTACGTCATTTTCAATAGCTTTTTGCGCTTGTTTCAATGCAAGGTCATATTGTAATTTCAAGTCAGGATCATACGGCTGAAGTTCTTTGCCTTTGCCTTTATCCTTACCTTGAAGCTCTACTTTTGTCCGAGGAGGCAACATTGCAGTTGCTCTTTCTCCAGCAACACGCTCAGCGTTTCTAACAGTCTTTTCTGCGGCCACTCTCTCGTCAACAGCCTTTTCATACGCAGTTTCCGCTTTTAGCAGATTCTGCTCGGCTAAAGCAACTCCCACTCCCGCAGTAGAGCCTTTTCTTTGTTTAGCTTCTTTAAGCTCTCTTCTTCTAGCTGCAAGTATTAAATTTGCAGATTGTTCTACTCCCTGCTTTGTCGTAAGAACTGCTTGAGCAGCAGCTACGTCTCCGGCACCAGCAATGCCATCTAATTGCTTCTTCAGTTGCGCCACATCGCTAGCCGCTTGCCTTGCATTGTCCCCCACGCCTAACAGCGCATTAGCAATACCAGCAATGACCAGTCCAATACCAAGAGTAGCAATTCCCGTTAAAGCTCCGGTAAAAATGATAGCCGCACTCCGAGCAACTACAAAAGCTTTTTGAAGCCCCAACATTCCTTTTGTAAGACCAAAAATCAAACCAGTAAAACTTCTAATTTGAGCAGCGGCCATCGCAGCAATGAATTTATAAATTGCAGCAATTGTTGGAGCAATTCCAGTGCTAACTAATAATTTAAATGCAGCAGTCACCCCACCAATGGCAACGCCAAATATCACAAGCCCGCGCCCTAGTCCAGTGTTTAAAAAATTCAATGCTGCGCTAACTGTAGAAACGATCAATGGAGTTAATTGAGCAAAGAATTGCCCAAGAGACGCAACAGAAGAAGCAGCCTCTCTTACTGCAGGCGCAAGTTGTTGAATTGCGTCATAAATAGCACGAGCCCTTGGAGATAAAGCTTCTGCGGCATCGGCAGTGTCACTAAAATTGCCAGATAGTACCGTAAAAACATCAGTTACATCTTTAATTAATCTCTGAATTTCTGGGCCAAATGCTGCAGCGAATTCATCAACAATAGGAGCAAGAGCCTCATACATCTCCTTCATTGCGTTGTTAATTGAATTCGTCATGCCCTGAAGCGTTTTAGCTGCACCTTCTGCACCCTTCCCGAATCTTTCATCAAAAACGATTCCCAGATTGGAAAACACTTGCTCCATTGCCTTGCCGCTTAACTGCCCGTCTTCCATAGCCTTCTTGAAGTCAGCCATAGACATGCCAGCCGCATCAGCCATGAGAGACAACGCGCCGGGAATGACATCACCCAATTGCCCCGTAACTTCTTCGGACATGATCTTGCCCTTAGATGCCATTTGAGAGAAAGCGTATGTCACGCGATCTACTTGGTCAGGAGTGAGGGAAAGTGTCGCGGCTGCTTGAGAGATGCCAGTGAATAAGCCTTGAATCGTACTGTCGTCAATGCCAGCGGGATTCATCGAAGCGTAAAGTCGAGCAAAGCCAGTGCGAGCACTTTCTAATGGCACGTTAAACTTTGCAACAGTGTCGTTAATAAATTGCAGTGATTGCTCAAACGCTGGCGTGTTATTTGTAATAGCTCGCAACTGGTTCTCGAAGCTATCCAAAGACTTAGCCGCCTGGAATGCTTGATTTGGTAAATCAGTTATAAATGCCAGTGCCTTATACGCAGTTCCAAACAGCAATACTTGTTTGATTGCATTTCCAAACTCTCCAGTCAGTTCAGAGACTGCTCCTGTCAAAGGAAGGCGACCCTGCTGCAATGGAGCCAAGCTTGACGCCAGACGTTTTGCTTGACCGGCCATTTGACCGATGCCGCCTCGTGCACGTCGTCCGCCGCGTCCGCCACCACCAGCCATCGACGGCTGAAATGGAACAATTGCTCCTCCACGAGGAGGCTGTGCATATTGCCTAAATGGCCCGGCAGGACCACTACCCCCAGCACCCAAGGCAAACCCTTGTGGTCCTTCCGCCATAACAGAAGCACTTCTTGCGGCTGATCTTTTATAAGCTTCAGCAATTCTCCTGCCTCTAACGTCTCCCGGTCCTCCATAACGCGCTGCCTGTCGTCCAACAGCGGAAGGCAGTAATCCCGCAACTCTACTAGGAGCCAATTGCGCTTGACCGATTTCGCGAACGCTAACTTGCCTGATACGCTGATTCAAAGAGTCAACAAACACATAAGCAGCGGCGCGAAGAATGTTTTTAAGTTCTACACCAAGGTCCGATGGAAGATATTTTGCGGCAGCAATTGATTGACCAGGCAAAGCCGCTTGTGAAACGCCTGTTAAAGCCCTGCCAGTAGCAGAGGGGCCAATGGGAATCGTTCGAGAAGGAACTGTAGCGGGAAAATCAATTGCAGGAGGAAGACGACGTGCTGCTGCTTGCTGCCTCAACACTTCAGGATCAACGCCTGCCATATACATAACGGCACGCGCGATTTGGTCAAGGAACGACCTCTTGATCTTCCTCGGCTCTTGCATTTGCATTTTCAAATTGCCAAGGATGCTTTCCATGGCAATATCATCTAACTCAAGCAGCTTTTTCTGCATCGCTGCTTTCGTTTTTAACTTGCTTCTTCCCGCCACTTTAGCGGTTGTGAGCATTTGTTGTAATTCTTTTGAAGTTGCTTGCTCTACGGCGTTCTGGAATCGAGCGCGTCGCCCAGCGCCAGTAGGCGTTTGTCCGGGCATGTTGCCGCCTGACAAGCCTTGTGTTCGCATAAATTCATACAGACCTGCGGCTCCTGTAGGACCAGCAGCAAAAGCCGCGCCTCGTGAAACTTCTCCAACCTCGGCTTTTACTTTTACTTTGATTCCTTTAAGCTTGCCCTCTACGTCTCTGCGAAATTGAGTTACATCAGCATTTGTGATCCCGCTTTTAATGCTGACAGGAAACCTTAATTTCCCTCCACCTTGAGCAACTTGTTGATTTTCGTTAAATTTACGCCTTAACTGAGCAACTGTTAGCTGAACATCTCTGCCTGTTGCCGCAGCACGAATGCTGACAGGAATCTCTACAGCATCACGTTTCGCAAGAGCATCAAGACGCGCTTGAATTTGGTCAAATTGTCTGCCAGTGAGCCCTCCAACTAAATTAAGTTCAACGTTAAATTTCTTGCGCTTTATCGCCCTGTCTAAATTTCTTATTTCCTTGTTAAGGACTTGCCTGTTAAACTTTACCTGCAACTGAGCAGTAAATTCACTTTGCGCGATATTAACGGCTTTCCGCATTTGCTGGCGGAAATAAACCAGATCAAGACCAACGCCAAGCTTTAACTCAGGTGCCATATCAAATGCGCTAATATTTTACAGTTTAGCTTTATTCTACTTCCCTTGATGAGGCATTTTTGAGTTCTTCGGCCATCATTCCAATTACACTGCCACTCATTTTCCTTGTTTTTAACAATCTTTGCAACACTCTTAAGCTCTCATCTGTAATACCAGTTTCTTTTTTAATCTTTCGAGGATCAAACGGCAAGAAATCTTCAACAGTGTTTTTAGCTTTTTTCCCTGCAACAGCACCAAGAACAACAGTTGCAAGTTTTGCTGTAGAAACACTATGGAGATTATATTTTGTAATATCCTGCTTTTCAATCCATTTCATTGCAATCACTACATCTTGCACACGTTGCATGCCAAAATTCTCCGCATGCCACCGACTGTCTTTATAGTCAGACGACGACAAGCGGAAATAAATTTCGTTCCAATTTGTAAGATTTTTTAGAACTCGACGGGCTCTTCGTTCGAGTCTTTCGGGCTCGCTAAGGAATTCTTCTTCGGAGTCGGTGCTTTTCCCAGGCTATCTCCCTTGACCTCCTCTTCCTGTTCAGAAACGATAAATTCCACCACTTTAGCAATTAAACGTCGCCCCATTGATTTAGTGTCTTCAATGGACCAATCATCAACACGAGTCCATTGTTCATCAATCAAGGCTTCACCACGACAACGAATGAAAGTGGTTGCCATGCGTGCATTATTTGCTTCCACGCCACCAGAATCACTCAACATGTCAAGTGTTTCTTCGGCAAAATCTTCCAGAAGCTCCATCTCGTTCATATCACCATTACCTTGAAGAAGGTCAAAAGCTTCGGTAAGAGAAACGTCTTTTGCTTTTGCAATTCGTTTTGCAAGTTGCACTGCACGAATCGTTGCTTGACTTTGAGACTTACTTGCTTCTTCCTGTTCAATAGCTTCCGCTACAAGCCAGCCACCATGCTTCTGTAAACGCAATGTAGGCAGTAGTTCAAAATATTCAGGCTCTTTGCCTTGAAGAACGAAACTATACTTGCTCATGATTAAGGATGTTGAAAACGACGTTAAATGCCTTTACTCTTTCGCTGCCAGAACGAATGTCATAAGGCACTTCAACAATCAAAGAATGATGTTCGTTTGAAATTCTAACCGTAGTTCCGCTAAAAGAAATAGCGCAAACGATTCCAACTTCTAAGCCTGTGCCCTTGATCTTGCAATTTATCGCGTGAAGACGGTTATCCTCACTCCATAAATAATCAACTTGCATTTAAGCGTTCCAAGTGTCGACCAACGCGTAGCTTAAGCGCCTTTCCGGGGGCCTTCCTAAAGAAAGACGATGGAATGGAAATGTCATCGGTAAATGGCCTCCCTGGATGTCTGCTAGTACCTTCATGAACATACCATGCATACGAATCGCCTGAACTGTTTCTTGCTTCACTCCAATCCCATTCCGCGATAATACCATTTGAGCTGCGTTGAATGTCAAGACTATTCACTCCTGCTTTGTATAAATTACCAAGATCATAAATGTCACGAGGACTAAACACTACTTCACCATTTTCTCTCTCAGTTGCTTGATCCCATTTCCATTTATCCTCTTTAAATTGATCGTCCCAGTGAGCTTCATTAATATCTTCTTTTGCCCATTGCTCAAACCCATCCATTAAAGCTTTTTCAATAAGCTCTATGCCAATAATTGTTGCAGTAATGGCCATTACGGTTCAGCATAAAGACGACGAATTGTCATGTCAGGAATAATGATTCTGCAGCGTTCATAGCCCACATCATCTCCGGGCGTATAACGAAATGTTGCATCAGGAAATCGTCTTGCCATTCGATCCATTGCATCAGCGATTTCTTTCCCATCAGGATTGTATTGAACCAATATTGTTTCCCATTGTTGCAATACAGTGGCAATACCAACACCTGCTTCTGGTAACACTTCTGGATATTGGCGAATCGTAACTTCCAGTCCTTTCACTTGCCATTCATTTGGTACGCTTTTTTGCCCCACCACATAAACCGCAGGTACTTCCGTTGCGTCAGGGAAAATATATTTGCCAATTAGATTCGGACTATCACTTAAAAGAGTGACAATTGAATCCCTAATTTGCGTTATGTTCATAAATAAAAAAGCTCCCCATATAGAGGAGCCTAGCAAAGATCAATGGAAGAAAATCAGTTAGGAGCAGTCGGGATGATGCTACCAGTCTCTTCAGCATTTTGATGAATGCCGATACGACCACGGCTTTGCAGATCAAATGTAACTTCAACAAGATTATCAGCGGGATAGCTCTCGTTGTAGTTCATTACGCAAGCGCTAAATGCAACGCGGTCATAGTAATAAGTGGTGCCAGAAGAACCAAGTTGCTTGTTGATTTCAACATACACTTCATGGTTCTTGTCATAGCGAGAAGAAGCAACTACTTGGAATGCTTCGTCAAAGCTATTCGGCAGGAACACAGAGCCGTCAACATCCTTTTGGAAGTAAGACGTAATCGAGGCAGTTGCAGCAGAAGTGACGATCACGCTATCAGTAAAGCCACCGCCACCAAGCAAGTAGAACTCCTGATTGCCGTCGTTAAAGGCCACAGAAGCCGTCGTAGCGGCCTGGAGGGTATAAAGAGTAGGTGCGCCGCTAACAGTGAACGTAGCGCCGCTTTGGGTGATCGTAGGGCGTGCAGTGCCGCCAATTGAGCCAACACGCACAATAACGTCTTGGCTCTTAACCAGTTCAGTGGGATGATAGAGAGTCATTTGTCCTCAATGGAGAAAGAAGTGGTTTCAAGCGTTCAAGACGCTCCCTTTACCAACCAGTCTGAAAATTCCCCTGATTGGTGTTCCAAGAAATTGCCAATATTCTTCAGCAATTTGTTCGTTTGGTAGCAACTCAAACCTTCCTTCCCTTCCATTGATTGTTGCCGATGCACTAGAGCCTGGGGTGATTCCAGACGCAAATGACAACGGATTTGTCAATTTACCTTCCATATAAACAGCGGTGTTATCAGCGCCGAGAAGGTGATCGTACTGTGGATTACGTTTTTGTTTTAATGTGGCATAATAAGTAGTGCCACTAGAAACTGGAACATAATTACCAGTTCCTGAGTCAACAATATAACCAGAGGCCACTTGCCATACCAAAGTGGCATTTGCTAGTGGCCGCAAGTTATTTGTCATACAACAAATCCAACAGAAGATGAAGGGATGGTGTTAAGAAGTCGCTTGTATTCTTGACCGTAAAGAGTGGCATCTAATCCTTCGCCATAAACCTTGCCTTCAGTTGCTTCAATTTGAATACCCATTTGTGCAAGTTGAACAGCGATAATATGAGCAGCAAGATGTTTCACTGCTCTATCTGTTTGATCTCCAAACAAACTAGAAGATGCATCTTCAGTCGCCTCCTCAATCGCTCCATTCACGATCCCCGATGGATGAGGGGTGAATTCAGGAAAGCGTTCAAGAAATGAAGAATAAGTGACTGCCATGATCAAGCATTTCCAGTGCGAATTGCTTCTTTGCGACGTTGAATTGCGTTACGAACGCGCACACGACCTTCAATTTTTCTCCATTCATCAAGCTTTTCTTCATCGTGAATAAGATCAATGCAACGAAGAGCTTCAACAAGAGGAAAGCTAGAAAGGGTCTTGACACTATCAGGAACCTGGCCTTCTTTAATCTCTGCTTTCAGCTCTTCAATTGCACCAATCGACATCAAGCGTTTCACTGTTGGGTTTTTCCTGGCAACTTCCCATTTAGTATCAGGTACATCATGGTTAACGCCAGGAGTAAGTTGGATAACACCAGTTTCAGTGATGACGCCAAATCCACCTTCGCGAGGAGGGTTCTCAAGTTCGGGGCGATAAGCAATTAACATGTTTTGTTCAATTTAGAACTGACACTATCTTAACGCCCCGTTCCTTATCAGGAATTAGCTTGAACGTAGATCACACTCTTCGGATAGTAGATGGACACGCCACCCACACGAGCATGAGCAGGAACAATGAATTCCAGACCACGTTGCTGAGGAGGGAACAGTTCCAGAGGCTGAGGAATGTGCAGTTGCAGTTTCTCAGGATCACGCTTATAAATCACCATACGATTGGTGTTCAGTGACGTGCTGTTGTCCGCATCAAGCTGATTGATAGGCTCAACATTGCGGATGTAAGGATTGGTCCGCAGGAAGTATTCCAGCACAGTCACGTCCGAAGAATCGGAGTTGCGAGTGGTGGAAACAGTGTTGTAATCCTCATAAGGCATAAGGATCGTGTCGGGCTGCTCAACCATCTTGGAAGCATTCACAATGGCACTGACGCCATAGTTCAGCAGTTCCAGCATTTCCTGAGCAGTGGTGCCACTATCAGAGAACCACTTATCAGCAGCATAAACATCAACAGTGGAGTTGTTGAAGAAGCCGGTCAAGCTGGCAGAAGAATCACCGAACATTGCGATGGATTCCACTTTCTCCTCATAAGCACGACGCACGGCAGCGGCACGACGTTGCTCAAGAGCAATGTCAGCCATTTGAGCAGCACGCAGTTCCTGAACCGTATAGCCGAAAGAACCGCCAATAGAACGAATGTTGATGGTCTTTTCGACTTGCGTCACGTCAGCGCGAGGCAGGTCATCGGCAGCATCAGCAATAAGCTTGAACTCACCAGTCGCATTCATCACGCGATAAGTGTAAGTTTGTGCGCCGGGACCAGCTTCAGAAGTGACTGGCAGAATGGTGGGATACTTAATATCCGCATACTTCGTCTCGAAAATTTGAGGACGAATAAACTCAAGCTGACGGCTTAAAAACAGTCCAGCTTCAGCATCAAAGCGTTCAAAAGTCATTGGAGCCTCCTATCAAGAATCAGCGGAAAGAGTGAAGCTGGGGCCATTCAGCTCCAGAATTGCAACTCCAGAAGAAGTGGTGCTGGTCAGGAAGCGAGCATTGGAAAGACGTGAAGTCTTGCCAGAAGCAAAAGCATGAGAGAATTGACCGGCTTTACCAGTTCCGCTAGCAGTATGCAGAACACGAACAGGAGAAGAAGGATTAACAGCACCAGTCACATAAACGGCAACGGCACCTTCATTAACCACATTCATCACCATCCCGCTAGCAACAGCAGGACGACTGTCGGAATCAGTAGCTTGCTCATCAACATAAGTGAGTACGTTCACGCCAAGAACAGTGTCGCCGCTAGCAGCAATAGTCTTAGCAGAATTCGCAACACTACCACCAGAGTTGTAAACCACAACATTACCGAAAGCAGTTGCACCGGCTTCAGCAATTTGAGTGGAAATGGTGTTGTCACGAATGTCGCTCAGTTGACCTTCCAGGAGAGCCTGTTGAGCGAGTTCATAGGTGGACTGAACGCCACCGGCAGTAGCAGTGCCGGAAGCGGAGAAAGTAACGGCCATAATCAGCGAGCCTCCTTAGAAGTGGCGAGGGGTGCTTTCCATGCGCTGGTCAGATTTTCCCAGTAGGAAGAACCTGCAACGGGATTAGCAATGGTAGAAACGGCTTTACGAAGTTCTTCCGTTTCAGGGGAGTCGTTGCGCTTAGCAACTTCAGAAAGAGTGTCAAACATTGCAGTGACATAATCATCAGATTTCTCTGAAAGATCCACGTCACCACGAACAGTCTTGACAACGCTTTCCATGATTTCACGAGCAGACTTGCCAGAGAAATCAAAGTCGCTATCAAGATTGACACGAGCTTTGTCAATCAGGGCAACACGCTCTTCTACCAGGGAGTCGAGGTTGATCTCGCGAGCTGCGTCCAGTTCAACTTTCAGGCTTTCAATTTCTTCAGAAAGCGCATCAGCGCGACCTTCGGCAGAATCAGCTTTGCCCTTCATTTCTTTTTCCATGGCCATCATGTCTTCCTTAAGTTCGGAAGCTTTAGCCATCATTTCGTCATACTTTTTCTTCATCATGTCATACGACATTTTGGCGTCTTCGCGTTCTTTAGTGATCGCCAGAGCTACGCTCTCGCTCACCTCAAACTCAGCGCCATCGAACATAACCTTGGCGGTCATAGATGGTTCCTCATATTGTGGAATTAAGGAGGGATCGGCAGCATCTAGACGATCTAGATGAAGCTTCACCTGAGGGCCTGCGCGGCCTCTACGAACAACGGCGACATGATTACCACTAATGGATTTTTGAATTCCATCGTAGTTTTCACCGTTTTCAGTAACACCAGGTGTAGGATCAAATTCAACCCTATAACCTGCGCTCACTTCTTTAGCATCACCTCGCATAATACGATCAATCGCTTCTTGGTCTGTAATGGTCATGACTGCACGAACAAAGCCGTTGTCATAAATAATGTCAGTACCAGTGAATCCGATTTGATAATTTTTAGTATTTTGCGCGTCCAATAAAATTGGTGGATGCTCAAAAGTGATGGCCTTACCCCCGAAGGATGTCAGGCTCTCAGGGGACGCCACTTCTGCTTCCGGTCGATACTCACGCCTAATTGAACCGTCCGCATCGGTGTACGTTTGCACGCCAGTGCGAGCGATTGTAGCCCAAGCCCGAAGATAACCTTCAGGAGTGGTCTCGTACTTTTCAATTGGCGCTACATCGTAGCGAAAACATGTGTCGCCCATGACTTAACAATAAAGGATAGAAAGCACTAGAATGCAAGGAGTTATGCAATAGCGCATAAATGAAACTTTTAGCCAGTAAGATTGATGTCTTAAAGTTGTCCTACAGCGAAGCGAAGCTGATTATTGCTTCTCGTATTAAGCTAGCGCGTCTTAATGCCGGATTGTCGCAAAAAGAAGTCGCAGATAATCTTCACTGCAGTCAAAGCACAATATCAAGACTAGAAAAAGGCGAAATTCAACCCGATTTTCTTCAAATTCGCGTAATGAGCGGATTATTCAACGTGAGTATTCTTTGGCTGGGAGGCTATCCAAGCTTTGTTGTCAATTCCGCTCAATCTTTACTTTGACCTTCTGCTGATTCGCCTTCGCTCAACTGATCTTCCAAGTCTTCAATGACATAAGCTTTCGCAATAGCTTCAGCTTCAAAAATTAACATCTTGACAGGCTCGAAATCCTCATCAGGCTTCTCGTAAAAGCTCTCAACATAAACATGTGTTTCGTCAAGGCGTCCGTTCTTAAAACGCTGTTCTTCGACAAGCTTCCAATTTGAAGTGGAACGATGCTCATGCGATGACAGGATCGCCAAAGATTGCATCACACCAATTCCCATTTCCTCTTCCATGGCATTGATATGTTCCATTTTTTTCTAGCTGTTTAAATAATCCTATCAGGAAGCCACTGTTACGGAGTACCCGTCAGCAAGAACAGTCTTTTGACTCATGAAGTTATTCACAGTTTCTTCGATGTGACTCAAGTGCTCTTCAGTTAATCCTGGATGACACCCAACAAAAAATACCTTATCCAACACCTGATAGGCATTTTCAAATTCCTTAGCCTCACCAAGATGTTTGTATCCAGGATGCAAAAGAAGATTACCAGCGAAATAGTTTCGTGTCTGAATTCCATTGTCTTCTAAATATTGTTGAAGCTCATGCTTTAATTCCTTGTTGTCAAAAACGAGCGGAACTCCAAACCAACTAACTTCAGCCTTAGCACTTTCTCTTGGCACCTTAATGGAGAAATAATAATCTTCAAAAAGACTTGCGATGAATTTATAATTTGCACGACGTTTTGAATGCACTTCGTCAAACTTTTCAAGTTGAACCAATCCAACAGCACCCTGCAAATCTAATGGCTTTAAGTTGTAACCAATCGTGCTAAACACGTATTTATGATCAACAATGGAATCGTAACCATCGAGCCATTTATCAAAACGATTACCGCATGTTCCATTCCTCAGTAAATTACATTCTCCAACGCAGTAACAATCGCGCCCCCACCAAGCGAAGCTACGAGCAAGCTTGTTAAACCCTGGAAGGTTAGAACTCACCATTCCTCCTTCCATTGTTGTGATGTGATGCGCTGGATAGAAAGAACAAGATGAAGCGACAAAATAATCACTCAGCCATTTACCATTCCATTTCGTACCAAGAGAATCACAACCATCGGCAATCATCTTAATGTCATGCTTATCGCAAATAGCTTTCAGTTGGTCAATGTCACATGGATTGCCAAGTACCGGACTGTTGATAATCGCAACAGTTTTATCAGTAATAGCGGCTTCAATCGCCTCAAGGCTCCAGTTCAACGTCTTCCATTCAATGTCAACAAACTTAGGCACCATTTTGTTTTGCAGAATCGGCGCAACAGTCGTTGGAAAGCCCACGACGCTTACAATAACTTCAGCATCATCTCCCCAGTTAAAATATTTCTTCAATGCAGCAAACATCACCAAATTAGCTGAGCTACCACTATTAACCATTAGGCTTTCTTCAAAGCCAAACTTTTTAGAAAACGCCCTTTCAAACTTGGCTACATTAGGCCCCGAAGGAAGCCAACCATTGCTTTCCAGGCATTCGACTGCTGCTTTAATTTCTCGACCGTCAAAAAATGGGCCGGAGTACAGAACTTTTGGCTTTTGCATAAGTCTTCAAGACCTTCCTCCAAAGAGATCAATGGATGAAAGCCAAGCGCGAAAATCTTGCCGCAGTCTAACGCCATTTTTACTCGCGACTCTGCATTAGTCGGCTGAAACGTCCTGCAATTACTAGAAGACTTTAAATATTTCTTGCAAATTTCAACTGCCTCTGAAACGGGAATGCTGCTTCCACTGCCCACATTGTAAATTTCATTAACCTTTCCTTTCGAGCAAACCAAATCAATAGCCCTGCACGCATCGTAAATATGAATGTAGTCACGAGTGAGGCCAGCAACGATATTGACATCCTTGTCTTCCCTTAAGCTATCGATCAAATATCGAAGAACATTGCGACTGCCAATACTTTTATCCGGTCCTCCATAAACATTACCAAGACGCAAGATTCGCCAATTCATATTATGTCGCGAGCAGTAATCAATAACAATTTGCTCAGCACAGCGTTTCGTAATAGGATACAAACCCGTTGGATTACAGCAGTCTTCTTCCTTCATTGGAAGATTAGTGTCACCATAAACAAACCAAGAACTAACAAAATTAAAAGTTTTCACTCCATTCTCATGACAAGCCTCCAGTCTTTTAAGGAGAGCCGTCAAATTAGTATCAGAGTGAATCCATGGATTAGTGTAAAAATTACTTGTAGTACTGATCAAATACAAAACTTCTCTAGTGAGAGGCTCCAGCTCGTCTCTAGGAATCGCTATTGAATCGTATAGTTCAGTGAAATAAGTTCCAATGATACCAGTGGCACCATAAACACTAAAAGTCAATTGTTCTTTTTACGAGCTTCAACCATCTTAATGATTCGATTCGCCCAGGAACGACCCGCGTCTCCGCCCCATAACTGCCAAGCAATATAACCAGCATCATCCTCGCCGCCGCTCTTGTTCTTCTCGTGGCGAGAGAAAAATGCAGCCATACGTTTAATCGTTGCATAGCTCACTTTACCGCCGCCTGCCAGATCAGAAGCTCTTGCCACTCCACTACCAATGCCTTGTTTACCAGCTTCCTGCGTAGACAAGCCCCCTTTCTTGTACTTCTTGCGAAGCTCTAAACCACGACGGGCTGCAGCTCTTACGGACGATGGAGGGGCGAACGATTCAACGTCGCCCCTGTCTACTTTTTTTCTTCTTTTAGCTTCTTAAGATACCCACGGCAACGAGCTTCTCCCGGCCCCATCTTTTCGTCGATGTAGCTAGCCCAATATTCATCACTCTTGCCTTCTTTCTTGATACCAGCTTCAGATAAGGCAATCGCCATTGCTTGACGAGGATCTTTTACCAATTCACCTCCACTGCTTTTCAAGGTGCCAGCCTTAAATTCTCGCATCACAGTGCGAATTTTTTCGCGACGCTGATTTGTGGTCATAACGTAAATCAACCAGTGAAACCAATCCTAGCATCTTTGACTTTTCCTTCGCCAAAGAAATGATTTCTGTAAATTAATAAAGTAGTGATCATTCTCTCTGCTACAAAGGCAATTGACCGTCTTTGATAACCTTGAAGCGATTCGCATAAATTCATGTTCTCTTCATAAAAAGGCATCATCGTTTCAAACACTAATTCACAATATCTATCAAACAACCATTTAGGACCACGAGCCATATTACAACCATGAAAAACTCCTTGATTCCATGCGTATTCAAGCATATCAACCGTAAGAGGAATTCTTTTTCTGTTGGCTAAATCAATGGAAAATTGATAAGCAGGGAACGTACCGTGACTGCTTTCATATTGATGCCTCATGTTTCCAAACAATGCAGGTTCAGGCACATACAAAACACCGTCCTCTGATTTAGCAACATCTTCTTCAATCCATGGCCTTCTATATTGACAAATGCCAAGAAAATCATCATCAGCATTTTTCCACATCCAATACAAAACAGTGAGATCACCAAAAATAGAATTCAATGGAGAAATATTTTCTCCAGCGTCATCCATTAACCATTGATCGTCTCTGTATTGTTGTTTTGTCCCTTCATCAAAAGCAGAAGCCCCCGCAAGTACATTAATCAACTTGCCTTGTGTTACTTGATAACGAGGCGGCTTTTGGTGAAGGGAACAACAGTAAAGCGATGGGGAATTATTATGCATAAATTTGACGATTAGCCCAGAGTTCATTATAATTATTTACTCCCTTAGCTCCAAGGCCAGTCAAGTCTCCACCACCTGCAGGCTTACTCCATGCCATGATCGTTCCATCAGGAAGAACAAAGGCTCGATTCTTCTGCTGATAAGTTGGTGTTAATTCCAGGTAGTCTCCAAACACATGATTAGCATTGCCGCCATGAAATGCTAAAGCTTGACCAAGTAATGTCGGGCCAGTGGGACACAATGGTGTAATGCCATAGTATTTCTCTTGGCAATTATCAACAATCATGTTGATTGCAGTTTGAAGATGGGGGCTATTTGGTTTGGAGTAAATAACAGTAGTAGCACATGCCCAACTTGTAAAGCTAAATCGTTGAATGTCTCTAAATGCAAGCCATTCAACACGATCACCAATATCGACCGGATTCACGGCTCTAACGCCAATGTCAAAATACCACCCGCCAAGTTTATTAAGAAGACAGAAACGTCCAAGATCAGCCTTATAAGAATATGGCCTCAAAGTATCGTAGGCGTCTAAAACAGCGGCGGGATAGTTTTCTTCAATAAAAGCACGAAGTGTTTCTTTGTTATAAATAACATGATCAGCATCAGGGTAGATTTGATCAATCGTGCCAGTAGCGTATTTTAAGAATGGAGACAGTTCCTGATTTTCGTGGTCAGAAAGATAGATTTGTGAAATTTGCATTGTTTTTTCCTCAACCGATTTTTACAGGCATGAATCCCTTATATTCCTTCTGCGGCTTAACTGGCTCAGGAGCCAGCAGTTTATTAGCAATGGAAAGGAATTGATTTTGAATGTAAGGCCAAGTAAACGGCTCGTTTCTTAATCGAGTGTGACACCACTCACCATGACTTTTCAGCACTTCACGATGATGATAGTAATAATCAAGAATTGCAGCGGCGGATTCAGGGTCAGGCAACAGCCTTTCTAATCCATAGTTTCGATCGGTTTCAGCAGCATTGCATGCAATACGAGGAAGCTCATCAAAGATCTCAGCCAGGCTTGTATGATCAGGGACAACTTGCGTAACACCAACAGATCCATGTTCAGTATTGACAAGACCCCACCCCTCGCCAATGCAAGTGTTGATGCCAATATCAGCAGCATTGTAAACCATATTCAATTGTTCAATGGGCAAGCAATTGTCTACGGAAAAATGAGGGCTAGTCAGGATTAATTTGCTAGTTGCATCGTAACCTTCATCACGAGCAATTCGCTTAAACAATGGAATCAAATCCCATCCCAAATCTTTGCTTCCCATGTTTAACCACAGGCGAGCATCAGGCTTATCTTTCGCAAACTTGATAAAACTTTTAAGAGTTAAGTCAATGCGCTTACGGGGTTGATTTCGATTGCCATTGAAGACAATAAATACATCTTCTGGCACACCAAGTTTTTCGCGACATTTCTTCTTGTCCATCGGGAAGAATTTATCAAAGTCAGTACCATGACCAACAACATCAACATGCTTCTCGTAACCCATGAGACGAATTTCTTTCTTGCCGAATTCTGTGTAAGTGGCAATCCCATCCCATTCTTCCATTGGGGTTTTGAGATCAGGGAATAAACCGTATGAATCAATCGGCGTATAAACAAACCACTTAAAACCAATCTCTTCCTTGATTTCTCTGGCAGGTTTCCATAATTGCAATGCCACCCAAATATCATTCGTCACCCAAACAAGATCTGGCTTGACTTGCTTGATGATTGCAGTGATGCGATGCGAACCAAATGGATCGTTACCATGAGCATGCGCTGGATACATCTTGCAATGTTGTTGCATTTCAGATGGATCACCATGCCAGTTCACAGCAAGCGCATGCACTTCATGTTCTTTCGCTAGTGCTGGAATAAGGTATTCTGCGACACGCCCAAATCCAGTTTGAACGCCACAGTCGCCACAATAAAGAATTTTCGCCACAAAACTTGATCAATCTTGAACAATCTTAATGGCAAAAATCAAATCGGAACAGATGGCGCCTGTTGCCGCAAATATTCGATACTGCAACGGCACCTTGCTCTGCATTCACAACGCTCACCAGGCAATGGTAAAGAACCAATTGAAACAATCCCTGCTCTTGCATAACGAATGCAATCATCACAATGTTGTGCCATTGGGTCTAGCACACGACGCATTAAAGAATAACCCTGTTCCCGCTGCCTAAGTTCAGCGCCCTGCCAATATGAACCTCTAGTGCTTTCGGCATACAAACCAATACGAGCCAATGCCATTGGCATTGAAACTTTTTGTTCCAAAAGATCAAGCGCAAACCCTTGCAGGTAGGAATATTCCTGCCTTAGTCGCTGACCGATTTTGCCGTAATCACTTGCGGTCATATTATCCCTTCCGCCTTTACCAATGATCGCGTTTTGAACATGAGCAGATTTGATTGCTTCTCTTACACTTTGCTGCCATTGATCGAACGTGATGTTGCCATCAGCCATCATGCGTGTATAACGACGTAATTTCGTTGCAAGCTTTTCGATGCGCTTATCCACGATCGCATGAACCGCCTTCCGGCTAAGGAACCGTCCTCGTTCGTCCCGATAGCGACCAGTAGAACGATCAAAAGACCACTCTGCATCAAGCCTGTCGGCAGTGACTGCCGCCGAAAACGAGGAAAGATCATTCAGCATCATCAGCCTCAAGCATTTCCTTGAAGCGTTCTGGAGCTTCATCCTTCCATTGATTCAAGGCGTCCTCGATGTCAGCGTCTGAAATTAAAGAAGCTTCGTCAATGTCCGCAAGAATAATGCCTTCAGCCTTTACTGGATCAATGGCATCTTGAACTTTACTGCTAACCATTTTTGCTTTGCCTTTGCGTTCAGCGTCAGGATCTTTGCGCCTTTTACGGGCCACAATTGTTTGCCTTTGTTCTTTGCTCATGGCCTTCGCTTTTTGTTCAGGAAGACACTTGGGCTTTCCTTCTTTCTCTCCACGGGCTCCGCAAGGGCCAAGGATTTCTCCATTAGCTCCAATCCTCACCCATTTTTCTTTGAACCATTTGTCCAGATCATCGGCATGAATCTCTCCTTCATCATTTTTAAATGCACCAGATAAAGAGCCATGCTTTTTCTTGTATGCGCTCTTGTATTGCTGCACCACATAACCACTCGCATAAGCAGAAGGCCAAACTTTGAACTTGCTTTTAGCAGCACTAACAGCACGACGATGAAGCTCTTTATCAGTAAAGACAACATCACCGCGTTTTGCTTCAAGGTCACGTTCAAGGAACAAACCAGCTTCCGCATCAGCAACTTCCCTGGTTCCATCCATTGGAAGAGTGCCGTTTTCTTCATTTAATGGATCTCGACCGCCAGGAGGCACAGCAAAGTTTTTTTGATCTCCTTGCATGGGCAATTCACGAGGAACCGATGGATCGAGAGTGAGTTCCATTGACCACTCAGAACCGCCGTAACGGGCGTCTGCCACTTCCTTAGGACTCAATACACCTAACTGAATGTAACGACCGTCTACAGCCGCCACACGAGCCCTTACATCAGCTTTTTCGCGTTCATTCAATTCAAATAGATCATTGAAATGCACTCGCCATGAATCTGGCACTCGCCCTTTCGTTGGACCATCATTACTAAGCATGATGTATTCGATTAGTTTCTTCAATGGACGGCGAAATGAAGCTTGTTGGTAATCAGCTAAAGTTTTCGCGAAATCACGCTCTTCACTTCGACCAGTAGAACCAAGTCCTCCAGGACTTTCGCCGAATAACACCGTATGAGGAATTTTTGACGCTCCAATAATATCAATACGAAGCTTCTCCAATACATCACTAATACCATTGAAATTACGACCAAGAAATTCAAGCTCTTCCTTGTCAGCATCAATCGCATAGCCACGATAAACACTCTTGCTCATATCATTCAAGATCAAGCGATTCCTGACATCCCCTTCCTTGCCTGCAGCAAGCATTTGTGACAAGCCCTTGATTTTATGAACAAAAATATCAAATTCACTCATTAAAGTTGCAGTGGAATGCAAGCCAGTCCAGTAATGCTTGAAACTGTCATAAACAGTTTGAAGACTACTCATTCCCCATCCATAGTTACGCTGCCTAATGCGATACGGAAGCCAGTCACCATCAAACCGTAAAATTCTGTCTTTATGAATACGAACAAGTTGAGGCTTGTTAATTAAATCACCAGAGATAATTTGATAATAAGTCGCCTTGGAATAGTCGTATAAATTTTCCTCATTAATAACAGGAGCAATTTGCCACCTATCTAATACTTCCATTCCTTCAATGGATCGAATATTTGCCTTATCAACTGGTTGATCTGCTCTACGCCCATCATTGATGTACAGTAAAATAACAGCGCCCCCATACAGCCTTGAATTTTTAGAGGCAAGCATTAAGTTTTCAAGAATATAAAGATCTTCAATTACTTGCTCAATACCAGCAACTTCCTCTGCAGCCGCACCCTCACCCCCAAACAACACCTTAAATCCACGCCTTGTGGCTTGTTCTGCATAAATATCAATAATACGACGAGGCAGCCATTCACCATAAAGACCTTCAAGCTCTTCTTGCGTTAAAAAGACAATAGGCTTCGTATTAGTGGATAAAGTTTTGTCTCTTCCGCTAACTCCCATGCCTGTGAAGACATTGGTAAGCCCATCATTACGCACACCATTGTCAACGACATGACCCAATTTAATTGATTCTTCGGCCATTTCAGCTAATTCTAAACTTGCTTTTATTCTATCAATGGCTATGATGCGAGTGTTGTTCTTTTAATTATGCCCATTGATTTCGTCTTTTCCGAAGAAGAAAGGCTGCAAGCAACAGAAGAAGCCATGAGAAGGCAATCAGTAAACGAAGCAAAAGGCTTGCGAGGTCGTAACCGAGGAGCGTTCAAGGGCAACAAGGCATTGGAAATTCACATCCTTGGCGCTGCCGGTGAAATGGCCGTAGCTTCTTACCTCGGCATGAAGAAATTTCTGTACCAAGAAACAGAAGCAAAACGAGGCAGTTGTGACTTGCCAGGTAAAATCGATGTTAAAACTAGAAGCAAGCATAAGTACGATTTAATCGTACAAAAAAATGAAGACCCCGAAAAGCGATTTATTCTCGTTACCATTGAAAACAAACGCACTCTTATCCATGGCTGGTGCTATGGAAAAGATGCAATGGAAGAAAAATACTGGGCAGACCCTGCACGAGGTAGGCCAGCTTACTTTGTTCCCAAAGAAATCCTGCGCCCTTTAGAAACTTTAGATCATGGCTCTTAGATGTTCGCAATTCGCAAAACATGCCCTAGGCGTAGAATTATGGCCAAAACAGGAGAAAGTCCTTAATAATCTTTTTGAAAAGAAAATAAATCATGCCATCTGGGCCATGGGGAGACGCTCCGGCAAAACTTTCATGGCCGCAGTTGCTGCAACTTACATGTGCTTTGTACAAGCAGATTTCTTTCAACGTAAAGTTAGAAAAGGAGAAAAGTGGTACATCATCACTGTCGCTAATGACTTAGGACAAGCAAAAATTGCTCTTGAAAACATCAGACAGTTAGTCGTTAATAGCCCGTTTGAACAAGAAGTTATTAGAGAAACTGCATTTGAAATTGAAATCAGTAACGGCTGCGTGTTCCAAGCAATTCCAGCATCGGCTCGTGCTTCTCGTGGTAAGGCAGTTGTTGCCATTATTCAAGATGAGCTTGCCTTCTCAATTGAAGGCGATGCAAATAGAGGTGCAGAAGCAATGTACAACGCTCTTTCTCCTTCCATTGCTCAGTTTGGTCACCATGGAAAAATAATTGAACTTTCATCTCCTTGGCTAACAGACGGTCTGTTCTATCAACATTTCAAACAAGCAGAAAGTGAAGAGTTTCCTGGAATGCAAGCATTGCAAATTCCAACATGGGACATCAATGTAAACTTACCCTGGGGATGTGATTTCCTAGAAAACGCCCGCAAAAAAGACGAAGAAAGCTTTTGGGTGGAATTTGGAGCGCAATTTGCTAAAAGTCAATCAGCTCTTCTTGCGCCAGAAATTGTAGAGGCATCAGTCAATAAAGATAGAAACGTAATGTTGCCAATGAAAGAATACATGGGCACTTACATCCTTGCACTTGACCCTGCTCGTGGTGGTGTTGGTCGAGATGATTACACCGCTTGCATTGTGCATTACGAAGGCGAACGTCTAATCGTAGATAAGTTTCATGCGTTTGAACCTGATTTTGAAATTGCCGGTAAAAAAGAAGTGAATATTGCAAAAGTGGAGGATTGGATTAAAGAGCATCATCGTGTTTATGAATTTCAATCCATCGTTCTTGACCAGTTCAATAGTTCAGCGACAATTCAAAGCTTGTCGAAAGACTTTCCTGTTTGTGAACTTGCATGGTCTGTTAGTACCAAGATGAAGGCATTCAGCAAGATGAAAGAGCTTTTCAATGGAGGGTTAATTGAAATGTACAATCACAAAAAAGCAGTGTTTCAACTTAAAAACCTTAGTGTCATTTATAGACAAAGTGGACAATGGTCAGTGACAGGTGGTAAAGAAACTGGAATTGACGACTACGCATTTGCTTTAGCTGGTGCTATTCTTGAAGCATCAAAAGATAATGATGTCGATTGGTTAAATAGCCTTATTCGCTAATCGCGATTAGCATATCAAAAGTTTATGTTTATTTCAAAACAATGCTTACAGTAGAACTTAGCCCCGAAGAAGTGATTTTTTTAGTCGCTTTATTAACTGCAGATCGCCAAACTGCCTTGCAATTACTAGCAGCAGAGCATGCCTATAAACCTAGATTACTCCCAAAATTAAGAGAAGCTAAAAAGATTGCAAAAGCAATGAAAAATCTTCAAGGGGGTTAAACTAAATAAAACTACTTCAGCAGCCATGGGATTCAACGATAATGCCGACAAGGCTTTTGATGATGCCATTGAAGCAGCTTATGTCATGCAAGAAGCAGAAGAGCTTTACGGCAGAGATAGTAAAGAACTTGTTGAAGCATTTCAAGATTATCAAAAAGCAGTCAATAATTACTACAGGCTTAGTGGTACGAGAAAAAATAATTTCTGGACTTCCTTTTGTGAATACAATCCATCCTGCGCTGAATGCCTCGTTTACGACACCTGATCAGTGCCAATGGTCAAAATTCTTTACGTCATGAACGGACGACGATACGAAGAAAAAGTGCCATGGAAAGAGGCAAGATTTAAAAATCAACAGCTTTTTCTCGCTGGAGCAGCCGTGTATTGGACTGAGTTCTGCTAAGATTTACGAGCTTCCTGCAGGAGCCCATTGGCCAATGGTAAAACGATTCAAAGGGGGAAGACTTTGAATTGAAATGATTGCAAGTGAAGTTGAAGGCACTTGTAATTAAGCAGTGGAGCACAGGCCGCACCTGTTGAGTCTCTAAGGCGAGACAACTCCATTGATTGCCTCTGTGATGGAACTTGGTAGACATTGCAGACTTAAAATCTGTTGACCGTTACGGTCGTGTGGGTTCAAATCCCACCGGAGGCATTTGCTAGAATTTGATCACGTTGGTCCCTGAGCGATCAGGGATGCATGATTACCAGGCATGCAACGGGGCCTGGCTCATGGAGTCCATCATGAACTTTCTTGCCATCATCAAGGCGAAGCTTGAAAAAGCCGCTCGCCTGCATCAAGCGCAACTTGCACACCTCTCTTATCGTGGAGTGTCTTACACTAAAGTTGCCTAAAAAAAAAGACGGGGCACCACCCCCGCCTCATTCGTCCTCGTCGCAAGGGCTTAAGCCCTTGCTTTTTTATGGTAAGTGAAAATACTCAAGCCGACAAGCAATTGTTAGGAAATAATAAAAAAGGCCCTTGCGGGCCTCGTATTCCGTAACCGTCTCCACAAAGCGTGGAATAGCTATTCTAAGCTTTTCCGTACGATGGAAGGGACGTATTAGGCGCTTCAAAGAACGCTGGTTGACGACTTCTGGAGGTTTCAGAAAGCTCCTCAGCCTTGCCACGCTTAAACAAATTGTCAGACTGCCTCAACCAAAAATCCTTATCTAACCATTTGTTCGTGCTAGTGCCAAGTTCATCGAAAATCCATAATGCAGTAGCACGACGAAGCTTGTCTAAAGAGTTTCCTGCATTTTCATTAAGCTCCCTCGCGACCAGCGAATGGACTCCGACGTGAGTAATTTCATCACGACTAATGTCCGCGCTGACCGTACGAATACCCACGTCGCCATTAAATCTAAAAAACGGAAGGATTACAAAAAACAATGAACGCTCCAATACTGAAGCTTTCAAGATTGGATGAGCTGGATGATCCAGCCAAGCTTTAAGGATGTTCTGCACTTCCTTCTCTGCTTTGTCGTTCACGCCATGGGCATCAGCGATGTAGTTCAGAGCCTGATCATGACGCTCTTCATCTTCTTGATTATGACGAAGAGCTTCAACAACACCAGGAGTAGAAGGAAGGTCACGCTCTAAACCTTGCTCAAGAAAATCCTTCACAGGAAGTTCAAGATGACGCAATGCTAAAGCACGAAACAATGTAGCTTCGCTCCCATCGACCAATTTACCTTGATCAACAGGAACTGCCTGCCAAGATCGCTTCTTGGCAATCATTGAAAGATAGGGGCTGTTTGTCATGAGGATCAATGGAAAGAAAATGAAGAGTCTCCTTTATTCCGCGCAACTAGCGCAGAAACCTGTCTCTAAATTACAAGACGATACTTCCCCGTCAGTCTCAGATGAAGATTCCTCTCCATCGAGACCAAACATGGCTTTGAAATTGTCATCCAATGCCGCGTAGGCATCATCCTTTCGCTGCGTGTCTGGTAAAACTTGCAGCGAATAATAGAGACTCGTTTGACTTGATTCTAACCAATCCTTCAAGAACTCACGATCATAAGTGACAATATCAGACCAAGAATTAAAGGAATAACCATGCAAAAGACCAGTGCGTTCAAGTAAACGCAAAATACCACTTGTCACCCGCAAATAATCATCCCAACCAACATCAGCAGCGGTTTCTACGTTGCCATAATCAAAACTTTCCACACCAAATGTACCACTATCGCGGTCCACAAGACGAGCAATGGGAGGAGCAATTTCAGGAGCTGTTGTAAAGCCATTTTTGTCTAAATAACGATAAGAACAAGATGCTGTAGGAGCAATGGCAAAAGCACGTTCCATTTCATTGTCACGAGCAATTTTAGCTGCACCATCAATAGCTTCAGTAAGCTTTTTAACAATTAATGCAGCCTTACTAGCGTCTTGCTCAAAGCTCTCTTTCTTAAAGCAACAAGCCTCTAATGCATCACCAAATTCTTTATAAGAAACATCATTGGCTGCAAGGAAATTCGCTAAGCCTAAAAGCCCTAATCCAATCTGTTTGTCCACAGAAGAAGGAAGATATTCGCCAGTACCACCCACTCCAGTACGAGAATGCAATGCACAAAGTTCTTCCATTGCTTCTGCAAAAGCTTCAGGCAATTCTGAGATATCGCAGGCACCAAGATTGACATGCTCAAGAAGACAAGTACCGCGATGGGGAAGATAAACTTCAAGGCAAACATTACCGTAAATGCGTTCTCCTTTTCCGTTATAGCGAATTTTGTTTAACCAAATATCACCACGAGCAATGCCCTTCAAAAGCTCATCAATCAGTTCTTGAGAACTATTTTCAATAAACCTATCGTCAACGTCCAAGCAACGCTTCACCCATGGCAATTCTTGTCTCGTCGCTTTAAGAAATTCAATGGCATCGGGATGGTCATAATCAAGATGCAAAACTACTGCACCGTTTTTATAAATACCACCACGACGTAAAGTTTCATTTAATACAGAATAAATACGCCCAAAACTCACAGGCCCACTCGCTACAAGCCCTTTACCATTTTCATCTCCCCTAGCCCGTAATTTAGACAAATGCACTGCAACACCAGCACCCTTCCTTAAACCATGTGAAACAAAACGCCATGAAGCTTCAATACCATCCTCTCCTTCCATTGAATCTTCAACTACAAATACAGTGCAACTAACTGGCAAGCGCCCTTCAGGATCATTCATCCAGTTCTCCACGCGACCAGTGCGAGCAATGCGTTCGCACCTTGCATTTTCTTTGAATGTCATAAGACAAAAAAGCCCCGTCTCACGGGGCGCGATCAACAGTACAAGACTAGCGTAAAGGGACGATGGAAAAAGAATGAAATGGTTAAATTGACATTAATCACAGAGCCCTTCTGGATCTTCAATTGATAATTTGTCCATAGCAAACAATTTCGCTTCATTTAAGCCCTTAAACCAATATGGTTTGCCTTCATGAGCAATGAACCATCTCATGCCAGGACGACTATGAGCAGGCCAAATCTTAATGTCTCCAATCATGAAAGGACATGGCAAATCTTCAAACACAGTCTCTCCATGGTTTCATTAATTGTAAAGAGCAATGGAAAGGGAAACATGTAGGGAATGTTACCAATTAGGATATTCAGACAAATCTTCAGTTTTTATTTGGAAATCAATAAGATCAATATTAAAGCCATCACGTTGTCTTAATGACGTTTTATTAAAATGCTTTTTATCTGGCATTAATTGAGACTCCAAATAATTTACGGTTTTATTTGCATAACGTTCTGAAGCAACTCTGCATTTCCATGTACTTATTTGCGTGATAATAAATTCTGCACTGTCGTTATATCCCATAGCTTCTTCAGGCTCCTTTTTAGTTTCTAGTTGTTTCCATATAACGCGCTTAGCATAGCGTCTCTTCATGCTATTAACCATTTCCTGATCCTTAGCAGGAAGCATTTTTAAAGAATCAATGGAAGAGGGAAAGTCTGGCTTGAGGCTAACGCTCTTCCAGACAATAAGCTTGCATTCTTTAATCTTCAACATTTCCTCGATAGTCCTCCTAGCAGAAGACGATGGAAGAAGGAAGTATTTAGAAGGCTCCTCTTCCCAGGAACAGAGCATGAGCCAAACGGGCTTGCGCTTCCTTGAATGAGACCTCCTGGTCAGGCGAGCACCATAACGATCCTTGACACCCTCTGGTATGAAAACTTGCGGAAGGAACTGGATAGACAAGCCTTAATTGCGGAGATAACCACAATACCACACTTCCCGCAAATAAGGCATTTTCGCAATTAAGAGCGTTTCCGCACCGCAAATATATGAATGTGCTAGACTTAACCAGTAAGGACTGTGCAAACAAACCTTACGACCTCACGAGAAGCAAAGCGAAAGCTTACGATTGTTACGAATCATTAAGCATCCTCTCGCCGAAGCGTTTTTACGAAAACTAAGCCCCCCAAGGGCGGTGTACTTAAAACGCTTCTTTAATTAACCATCAAATAACAATCCCCTCTTGCTTCTCTAAACTCCTCTCTAAACTACTGAATATAATTTCAGTTGATTAAGTTTCTTCGGGATAGTGTGGCCTGTGCAAGGCGGGAACTAAAAAAAAACAATAAAACAATAAAAAAAAGATAAACTAAAGGGCCTATTGACAAATCCTCGCCTTGGGGGCTCGGTCTGCTCGTACGGCCCTCCTTCTTACTATGGAAAGAAACATTATCTCCTATTTCCATTGACAAACCAAAAACCCTTCGCCCTAATTCAACCCTCAATGCCAGATAAATTAAAGTCAATAATTCAAGACACTTGGCCTCAACTCTCTCGACCTCATGCTACAGTTGTTAAAGCTGAAAAATTCGATGCAAAATTTCGTCGCTTCTATTTTGGGTAGCCCCGCCGCAGAAAATTAAAACCTGCGTGTTACTGCTCTCCATCGTAGAGGCAATCTAAAAACTAGTCTGTATCGGTTGATACCGTTTCGTAGATTGTTTTTCCACAGCCTGTGGAAAACGGTCTAAATTTTGGCGTGTCTGTAGGAGATTGCCTCTCAACTAATCAAGGGATCCGTCAATGACTGCCAGGAGACCCTACAGAGTGCTTGCAACCTGCCGAGTGATCACACCATAAGAAAGGGCCCTTAAGGGCCCTTGTAGAAGATTCTGGCAGGGCTGGCGATCAACCAAGACAGAATGCATCGCGTTGTGCTGGCGTCCACTTAACACCGTGCGGGAGCTTAAAACGTAGGCCGACAATCCGAAAGCCTTGACGATCACCAGGGCGAAAGTCTGACTTGTCGCCGTCAATCACCCAGAACTTACGATTTTGATAGTAAACAAAATTCGGCAAGGGTTGGCCGCGCTTGACGTTAAAAGCAGCGGCGATGTTTATGCCAGCATTAACAGCAGAAGCTGCGATTTTATGGTTCTGCTTATTGTCATGGCCATCGAAACTAAAAGTTAAGTGATAACCTAAGCGCTTACATTCTGCCCAGTTATGCTTCACTTTCGTGTAGTCATAGAAGATAACGTTCTCGCCCGTATTGTCTCGCATGAAGTTAAAGATCTCAAAAATGTTGCGCTTTCCAATAGGAACCAAAGCGCCAAACTTAATGTGGCAGAATGTAGAGAATTCTGGCGTGATAGTAAGGTCTAAATTCTCCCACATAATGTCGGAGGTTCCATTAAGTCTCACGGCCAGGATCCCATCATCTTGCTTGTTGCAAGCGTAGAGAATTGCCAGAATCAACAACAGCCCGAACCGCTGATTGTCTGCTGAGAATGCTAAAGTCCGACGAATTCTTGCCGCTTGCTTGGTGTTCATATAAGCCGGATTGCCTGCAAAGTGCAGACAAATAGCCTTGCAATTCTTTGCACCTGGGCAAACATTAACGCCGGATGATTCTGCAGGAGACAAGTGGAGAATTCTTGTCTCAATTTCGCTCTTCTCAGTCTTAGGATTAACCCCTAAAAGCGACTTAAAATCCAGCTTATATATCGTGCAGAACTGCTTCAGATCGGCAGGAAGTTTGGCGCGAGAGTTGATGACGGCAGACATGGAAGAAAGGAGAGAAAGGACTGCGTCGCATCGCTGCGCCGCTTGATCGAAAGCATAGGCCACAAAATCCCGCAACGATCGACCGGAGTGGACGATTTTATTTGTGGCCACTGATGTGGCACGTTGCCTTGACGCGCAGTCTGAAGGATGGTAAGCGCTGCCATTACGGGTCCAGATCGTGCCAAACCAGAGAGGAAACGCGGACGTGCGCGACTACAGCATCACGGCGATTCTGTCAAATAATCCGCTTTCTGTATCACTGCAAACTTTAAGCGCTGAGAACACTTGCGAACACTGGCGACCTTCGGAAACGCTTTCTAGGTGGGATGCCACGCGGGAGAGGGTTTGGCGGCTTACAGAGGCTTCTGGGGGCCCCTCACGGCCTATCACCCGTGTTTATCAATCCATCGGCTCACCTTATGAGTCAAACTGTATCAACGGATACAGACAGGGATCCCATAGTGTGATCAACCAACGTGATAGTTCAAACGTACTAGGTCACCAAGCTAGTCTAGAGCTTCACGATCACGATCACGATCACGATCGCCAATCGATCACGATCAGAATTCTCATCAGGGCACAATACGATTGCGTATCAAGATCGGGCATCAATCAGGATTCGTATCAGCATCAATCTCCAATACGATTCCGTATCACGATCACAATCCGATACGATTCCGTATCACGATCAAGGCTTGATCACGATCATGATCAGCATCACAATCCGATCACGATTCGTATCAGGATCGAAAAACGATCACGATTCGTATCAGGATCAAAGGTTAAGAACAGGTTAAGAAGAGGTTAAGGGCAGGTTAAGAACAGGTTAAGAAGAGGTTAAGAAGAGGTTAAGGGCAGGTTAAGAAAAGGTTAAGAGAAGGTTAAGAGAAGGTTAAGAGAAGGTTAAGAGAAGGTTAAGAGAATTCCCCTTAGATACGACCCTAGCCGGACCTAATACGACCCTAGCCGGACCTTATACAACCTTAGCCGGTTCTAATACGATACCAGCCAGTTCCAGATTGAGCGGCCTCAATGGCCGCTTCTTCCGTTTCATATGGTCCTCCAATTCTTTCTCCATTGTCTTCATCATCATGCCAATACCAGCCTTCTATAAGCTCAGTGCCTTTACAGTCTTCTGCATTAAAGAATTCCACTAATAGCATCAATCGTCTCCGATAATACGAAAATCAGGATCATTTTCCTTTTTAATCCATCGACATTGATTTAGCTCAGGCCATACGACAAAAAGCTTGTCGTGATGATTCTGTTCAACAATAGCCATGGTGAGACTGTTGCCAATTCGGCTCTTGCCTTTCTTGCTAGTGGCAATGACGTTTACGATGTCTTGCATGGGAGGAGCAATGGAAGGGAATGGTAGTGAAGGCATGATGAAAGGAAAGGCCGCCTTGAGGGCGGCCTAGTGCGCGTCAGGAAGCTTCAGAGGCCCAACGAATCAGCCTGGCAACAATCGTGTCGCTGGTCTCGTTGAAGAGCTTGCTAATGGCCATTGCAGAGGCTGCAAGATCGAACTCGCCATTGGCATCAGTCTTCACTCGCCCCATGCAGAGTTGACCATGATCGTTCTTCGTGACCAAGGCAACACCAGGCATGATGAAACCAGTGCCAGGCTTGCCATCACGAATGAAACGAGCAGTGAGGCTAAGGAGTTGATCTTCAGTGTGGCGAACAGTGAGGCCACCAGCGTTGATCGGGAAAGTGCGGGTCATGGTTTTGATGCAAAGGGACAGAGGCGTCGCCGCCTGGAAGAAATATATATCAGAAGGGGCCAGAGCACAAGCCCTGGCCCAAATTTGACAAGCCCCCTAAGAAAATCACTTGGCGTAGGCATGCCATTCACGCTTGCCCTTGCTGCTTTCCTTGCTGTTGGCTTCCCATTTCTCAGGAAGCTCTTCAGACACAATGCGAGTACCAGCAGGCACCTTAATCGAGCCCATGAGCGTGGAGATGGTCCATTGATCCATCACAGGACCGTTGATGTACCAGGATTGAGCAACGCTACATAGGCCGACCATTTCCAGTTCACGAGGGTTCTCAGCGCCCATGCGCTCTTGAATTTCGAAGGGCTTGTGCCATTCAGGCAGCGTAATGGTCAAGCGAATGCCAGTGAGACCTTCGAAGACAGTGAAATGATCACCAGAGGCGATCTGTTCGACGGTGTGGTTGATGATGGTCATGGAAGGAAAGCGAAGGAACAGAGGCATCGCTGCCTCATGCCCAGAATTGTACAGCAAAAAGCGCGATCTGGCTAGGCAGAAAAAAGGCCCCGAAGGGCCTTGATGGTTCAGATGACTCCGTTGCGCTTGCAGTAGTCGCGGATCCAGGAGAGGGTCTTCGTGCATCTCTTGTCCTCGCCATCCTTGTTAACGAAGCGGAGGGCGTAGACGACTTGACCGTTGAGGTTGCGGTATCCCTGGCGGCTGACGACGATCTGCTTGCGCTGGCAGAACTCGTTCTGTGCAATGGCGTCAGCGAGTTCGTCGATCTCGCGGCGGGGTTTGTCTGCTGCGGTCTTGGTGTTCTTCTCTAGGCCCAGGTCGGAGACCATGGCGCGAACTGAGCTGAGGCTGAGCCACTCGCCGTCAACCAAGTAGTGGGGGCCACCGAAGCCAGCGACGCGGTCTTGCTTGCGACCGGGCTTGGACACCTCATGACCTGCAGCGACGAGGGCTTTGAGTGCGTCGTTGATGGGAATGAACTTAGCCATGATTTTGATGCAAGTGGATTGAGCGTCGCCGCCCATGCACAGAATTGTACAGCATCAGGCAGGATCTGACTACCCTGTGTGCTTGGCAATCCATTTTATGTCCCATGAGCCTGGTTTTGCTCTTTCATACCAGTGGCCCACTGGCACTATTTCACCTTCTTCGATGTCGGCGTCATTAGCAGCACACCAGCCACCAACACACTCATCGCCTTTATATATAGCAATAATATCTTCTTTGTCTTCCATTGCTTGTCTGATATGAAATATGAAGTCTTTTAAACACCAAGCTTGATATTCTCCTTTCGTTGCATTGAAATAAGGGCCGTTATCAGTGAAGGTACGAATTGTTGCGGGAGGGATTACTTTAGGGCAAGAAAGAGAAATCATTTGAGATTAGGATTGCGTTCTTGGGGAGTGAGCGATGGATGAGAATCGAGATGGGAATCGGGATAGGAATCTAAAAGGGAATATTTCCCTTCCATTGTTTCTTCATCTTCAACTATTGAAACAGTGTATGGCGTGCCTGCCATTGCGTAGAGCTTGGTGAGTTCCCAGTGCTCTTCTTCTGAGGAGCAATAGTCTTCCCAGCCATCTTCTGAGGCGAAAAGGTAGTGCATGAAAACAAGGAGCGATGGAAAAGGGCGAGATCGGAATTGGCCTCATGCAGCCAGGTGCCGCATGTATATCCGAGAGTATACAGAAAGGCCACAATTGGTGCTGTGGCGTAGGCTACAGAGCGGATAAAGTTAATCATCGTGCTTTCAGGGAGATCAGGAATTGCTCTGCTTCCCATTCCTGGTTGAAAGGAGGGGAGATCAGTTGAGTGCGAATGGAAAGTTCAGATTCACGTTCCCATTCGTAGGCAAACCACTTGCCGTCACGCTTTTGAACGCCATAGCCCCAGTGCTGTGCTTCGCGGTCGGCCTGGATTGCTGCGAGGTGTGAGAGGGAGTTCATGGCTTTAGGAAGTAAAGGAGCGGAATCGCTTCCGCCCCTAAAGAATACACCATCACGGGTGCCCTTCTGGGGTGTGTTGCATTTCTTCATGAAATGAAAGTTCTCTGCCCATTCCCTTGACAGAAATCACTCGATCACAGTCAAACGAACGCCATGCACCAGGCCCCTTCTTGGCGAGGTTAAAGTCCCTTACGCGAATGATCGAAGGAACTGTGCAATTGGTGCCAGTGCCTTTGATTTCTTTAGTGTCGCGAGGATTGAACGTAATGCAGCGTTTTGTGCCATCTTTCTTAGTGAATTCAACGCTGACGATATTGCTGCCGCAATTGAAAATGAAGCTTTTGATCGCTTTGATCTTTTCGTTGGATTCCTTCGATGAAAGAGTCATGATCTTGTGGTTGTGGGTTTGTGATATCGAGATAGAGGCTCATGAAATAATTGTCATAAGCCTCTAAAAGTTCTTTAAATTTTTTATCAGTCACGCTCTTGCATGGAAATGCCAACTAAAACGTCTTCAATATATTTTTGAGCTTCGCGAAGCTTATCAAAAGCTTCTGTGCGCTCATCACGAGCTTTGTAATAATCATCCCATCCACTGGGAAAATCACGACCATTGCAAGTTGTTGAAGCAAAAGCTTGGATTGCTTTGTTGATGCTTTTATGTGCTTCGAGATACTCATCATGCAAAGCTTGATAGCTTGTGCCGTTGAGGTTGATCTGAGGAATGGTTGCCATGGAAAAGAAAGTAAAGGGCGGGATCGCTCCCGATGAGAGAATAATACATGAAAAAGCTCCCATTTTGGGAGCCTGTTACATTTCTTCACAAAGCCAGAAGCCGTTTGATGCGTCTGTCGATATTGGTGAGAGCACGATAATCTGAGGCAGACTTAGCGGTGGTGAGTACCACGCCTGAGGGATGCTTCCAGATAAAGTGCTTTTTTTCGCGCACTAGCTTGAAACCATGCTTTTTGCAAAGTTTCTTAATGTCTGACGCTTTCATACTGGCTAGGCATGTGAGCGTATTGGCAGTAGCGTTGGGGGTGCGAACGCAGGCAACGCTGGTAGGCTTCTGGATTGTCGGATGGCATTGGGTTGATGAACCATGCCAGGAAGCCTGCGGTGAGGCTCGCTGATGCCAGTGCTAGAACGAGAAGCGGAGAAGGTGGTCTGAGGTCCATGGAAAGAGCATAGGGGGCTCATGCCGGACTATACAGAGCTGACCGGATCTTGGCAATACAATGCCCGTTAGTCCTCAAGAGCAAGCTCTGAAAGCTCTTCCAAAAGCTCAAGACACCATTGCCTGCCTTTCTTGTCGAGAAGCTTTTTGGCAGTGGGAGCTGGATCTTTGAGTTGAAGCGATGGAAAGGGGATAATGATGCCTGCCTCAATTGCTGCTGCACGAGCTGAGCGGTACTGACCATGATCCAAGGCTTCGGCTATTTCGGGGTGATCACGACGCAGGCGAGCTTTGATGTAGTCGGCGCTGTTGCTCCTATGCTTCAAGGGGACAATGTCCCTTTGATCCTCTTTAGCCTTACGGGCTTCCTTGGACCGCCTGTCCCCACCATGCCTGTCAAGTTGTTGCTTAACGTGATCAAGCGTAACCGCTTTTTCAGGCTTTTCGCGGTCAAGCCAGTCTACCACTCGGACCACGAGTCCTGGATCAAGCTGCAAGCCTTCACGAA